AATGAGTACACACTAAACGTGAACGCATCACCAACAAGGCCACATTTGCGGCTGGTGGGCAATGTGATCAGTCAGATTTGGTTCGTTCCAAGGTTTGCAACGAGAGCTTTTTCCTGTGCTCTTTAAGGAATTTCTCAAGAGCAAACGAACAAGGTGCGAATCTTTCTGATTCATGTTCATGCGCTATATTTTTGCGTCGTCTCTTACGAGTTGGTGATGGTGTTTTGGTTGATTCTGTGTCGCTCATGGTGCTGTCCTGTAAAGCAATGCGCCTGCGTTCCTCAAACTATGGCGCTGATAGTGGCTATTCCTGCTCTTTGACCTTGCGTCGCTGGAGTTCTTCACGCGCGACGGTGACGAGTTGCCCGATCTCCTCGGCGGCTTTGACTCCGATTTTTTCCACCTGCGCTAGGGCATCGAGCGAAGAAACCAGGAGGTTTTCTCCGCTTCCTTCTGCCTGGCGGCGGGCGATTTCACCGCGCATGGCGGTTACTATGAATCCGGCGTTGCTTTCACCGTCCAGTTTTACGGATTCCATGCCTTCAATAACATCATGCGGGATCCGAGCTGTCAGTGATTGTGATTTTGCGTTTTTTGAACCTGTAGCCATCTGTAATCCTCTCAATGAAAGTGTAAGACAATATACACATAAAAAGTCTTACATAAAAGCATTGACATGTAAGCCACCTATAAATAAAGTTACTTACACATTGTTAATGCAAGGTGCAGAAACGACGAAACCCCGCACTGTAGGAGCAGTAACGGGGCTTCTAACCACCAACGATAGCAAGATTATCGAGGCAGCTATGAGAAATTATACCATACACCCGCAAGGGCGGGACTCGTACAACCTGAATAAATACATCTGGCGTTTTATCGCCCTGAGCACCGCACAACCGCGCGTGATTCACATCGTGGCCACCAGCGAACAGGAAGCACGCCAGCAATCCCCGGCTGGCTGCGTGATGGTATTCGCCGCCCGTATTCGTCAGGGGGTGTGCCATGCCTGATATGTCAAATTACCAGTACCTGATTAATCCGCATTTTAACTGTGAGCATGATATTGCTAAAAAGGTTTATTCCGCTGCGGATGGGGCTACTGACAATATATCAATGGCTGTTGCGTCAATTGGTAGCCTGATGTGGCATGCGTCAGAAAATGAGGAATATGACGAAAAGGCCATGCGCATTGATATGGGTAATATCGGTTTGTTACTGGCAATGCTTGGACATTTTGATATTTCGTTACGGTGCACCATTGAAAATGCCACAGATGCATTAAATGCTATAAAGAAAGCGAATACTGATTCAAATCGGGGATAAATAATCATGAGAACGTATTTATCTGGCTTGACTGCCAGCGGTTATGCACACCCCCAAATTATCCCCGGCGCTATTTATCTGGATAAGAACGGTAACAGAGTAACGGTAAAAGAACTGATGTTTGACCGTGTGTATTTTATCCGTGATGGCTATTCATTTCTTAGTTCGCTGAACGTGGAGATCTTTATTTGCAGATTCCGGCGGAAAATCCCGACTTCCAGAAATAACCATGTGTCACGTGTGGATGTGGATAAAAAACTACAGGAACTGAAAAACATGATTGCCGCGTGGAGAGAGCAGAAATGAAAAAAGCGCCAAATTTAAAACACCAGCCGCGTGACAAAATGACGGAAGTCATCATTTTTGCGGGTAGTGATGCGTGGGCACATGCGAAGCAGTGGCAGGAACAGGACGGGCGACTGGCTGGCGATAACGTGCCACCTGTCTGGCTTGGAGAGCAACAACTTGCCGAACTGGACAACCTGCAAATCGTACCGGACGGACGCTATCGCGTGCGTCTCTACCAGGCGGGGTTATTGCGTCCGGGGCTTGTTAATACCATCGGGCAGAAACTGGCAGCGGCAGGTGTCAGGGATGCTGATTATTACCCTGAAGGAATGCACAGCCAGAAACGGGAGAACTGGCGCGAATATCTGGAACGTGAGCGGGGAGAGCTGACGGAAAAGAAAAAGGTAGTTGAACTGCCTGTAAAGAAAAAAGAGCGGGTAAAAGACGATAACGCTTCATCACTGGCGCTTAACCAGATGGGAGCAAGTCAACGCGGCGAAGTTCTCCTGGCACATTATGGCGGTGAACTGGCGATTCATGCCGACTCTGACACTGTTCACCATTACAACGGCGTTGTATGGGAGCCAGTACAGGATAAAGAATTACAGCGAGCTATGGCGCAGATTTTCATTGATGCGGAGATCAGCTATTCGCAGAACGCCATTAAATCGGCGGTCGATACCATGAAGTTAAGTTTGCCTGTAATGGGGAATACAGCCCGTAACCTGATTGGATTCAGTAACGGGGTATTTGATACCAGAACAGGTAATTTTCGGGAGCATAACAAAAACGACTGGTTGTTAATTGCCAGTGAATTACCTTTCAGCCCACCAGCAGAGGGGGAAACGCTGGCAACACATGCGCCGAATTTCTGGAAGTGGTTACGCCGTTCGGTGGCTGAGAATGACCGCAAGGCGGATCGCGTACTGGCTGCATTATTCATGGTGCTGGCGAACCGGTACGACTGGCAGTTATTCATTGAGGTAACAGGTCCAGGGGGAAGTGGTAAAAGCGTGATGGCGGAGATTTGCACCATGCTGGCGGGTAAGGCTAATACAGTATCAGCGAGCATGAAGGCGCTGGAAGATGCAAGGGAACGCGCGTTAGTGGTTGGCTTTTCGCTGATTATCATGCCGGATATGACCCGCTACGCTGGTGATGGGGCGGGAATTAAGGCTATTACAGGCGGTGACAAGGTGGCAATCGACCCAAAACATAAAGCCCCATATTCAACGCGTATCCCGGCAGTAGTGCTGGCGGTTAACAATAACGCTATGTCATTCAGTGACCGCAGTGGGGGGATCTCGCGCCGTCGGGTGATATTCAATTTTTCGGAAGTTGTACCGGAGAACGAACGCGATTCAATGCTGGCGGAAAAAATAGAAGGTGAGCTGGCGGTAGTGATTCGTCATCTGCTTACACGGTTTGCTGACCAGGACGAAGCCAGACGCCTTTTATATGAGCAGCAGAAATCAGAAGAAGCACTCGCGATAAAGCGTGAAGGTGATTCGCTGGTGGACTTCTGCGGCTATCTCATGGCGTCGGTAATGTGTGATGGCCTGTTAGTGGGTAATGCTGAAATTGTGCCATTCAGCCCACGCAGGTATCTCTATCATGCCTATCTGGCTTATATGAGGGCACATGGGTTTGGTAAACCTGTAACACTGACGCGCTTCGGTAAAGATATGCCGGGGGCAATGGCGGAATATGGCAGGGAGTATATGAAACGGAAAACGAAGCACGGTTTGCGTTCAAACGTGACACTGACGGAGGAATCAGAAGACTGGATGCCATCATGTGTATCGGTCACTAATGACGATAGCAAAAATTAAACTTATGGAATAACTGTTCACCACTGTTCACCCTGTCATAAGTATCTTTTGTATCAGTATGTTATAGGGTGAACAGTTATTTATGAACTGTTCACCAAACTATTCACTGTTCACCTTTTTGATTGTTTATTGAGCTTCAAGGGTGAACAGTGGTGAACAGTTGGTGAATAGTTTTTGTGAAACTGTTCACCCCTTAACATTATGAATTAAAAGATAAAATATCAAAAGGTGAACAGGTGAAGGGTTAAAACGCAAAATTTTAATTTACTGCTGTGAGATAAAGCCTATGACAGCGAAGCACACAAAAAAATCACAATCGCACGCCCTTGATTTGACGGAACACTGGTTAAGGGTGTCGATAAAAATCATCGACCGCAACGCCGGGGAAGGATATGCGAAAGCACATCCCGAACTGATTAGCTCATTCATGACAACGGCAGCTGCAAACTTTGCCACGCTGACAGAACGGGAGATTGCCGAAGCGGAACAGGTGACAACCATCAACGTTAAAATCGGAGAGCAGACAGCATGACAGCACAGATAGCGGCTTACGGGCGGCTGGTGGCTGACCCGCAGTTAAAGACCACCAGCAAGGGTACACAAATGACGATGGCTAGTATGGCGGTCCCCCTTCCGTGCAGCCAGGCAGATGACGGAACGGCGACGATGTGGTTATCCGTCCTGGCGTTTGGCAGACAGGCCGACGCACTGGCAAAACACCACAAAGGCGAACTGGTGAGCGTGGCGGGTAACATGCAGGTAAGCCAGTGGACAGGCCAGAACGGCGAAACGCGGCAGGGCTGGCAGGTTATCGCAGACAGTGTAATCAGTGCCAGAACGGCGCGACCGGGCGGCAAAAAAGGTCAACAGGGCCAGGCTACTGACGCACTGAACAGGGCAAAACAACAGTCGGGGAATGATGATCCGTACGGCGATAATATACCGTTTTAAATTCTGCAAATAAAAAAATGCCGGAAGAAAATAGATTTTCCGGCATGCTACATAAATCCCGACCAAAGGAAGTAAATACATTAACACGAATCATCAGCACTGAAGTTGTTACGGCATATTTTATACAACATTGCACTTGGTTGCATGTATTCGCATAGCAGACATCGGTAATAGAATATATTCACAATTATTTGTAATGAATGTAAAGAGGATGAGTATGGTTGACTTATATTCGCCTACACAGCTTGTGCAGGTGGCTAATGCTGAAGATGTGCAAAAAAAATTAAATGCGTTGTTTACCAGTTTGTTTTTCACTCGCTCGGTAATGTTTGAATCGAGAGACATTATTCTTGATACGATCGACGATCCAAATATCCCGATCGCGGCGTTTTGCTCTCCTATGGTGGGCAGTAAAGTTTCACGAGATGAGGGATACGAATCAAAAACAATTCGCCCTGGCTATATGAAACCGAAAAGCAGCATTGATCCAAATAAGTTAGCTGTGCGCCCTGCTGGTGTATCACCTGAGCAATACAATGCTTTTGGAGCGCGTAATATTAAAGTTAAACAGGCGATTGTAAATCAGGCTAAAGCTATTCGTGCACGTATTGAATGGCTTGCCGTTCAGGCAATCACAACGGGGAAAAATATCATTGAGGGCGATGGTATTGAACGTTATGAGCTGGACTGGAATATTAAACCACAAAATATCATCACTCAGTCTGGCGGTGCTGAGTGGTCAGGTAAGGATAAAGAAGCTTTTGATCCAAATGATGATATTGAGAGCTACGCAGAATTTAGTGAGGGCGTCACTAATATTATCATTATGGGCGGTAATGTATGGAAGAAATACCGTTCATTCAGGGCGATAAAAGAGGCTCTGGATACTCGTCGTGGTTCTAATTCCGAACTGGAAACGGCCCTTAAAGACCTTGGTGATTCGGTGAGTTTTAAAGGGTATATGGGCGATGTTGCGATTGTTGTTTACAGCGGGCGTTATACCGACGAGGACGGAACTGAAAAATATTTCCTTGATCCTGATTTGATGGTGCTTGGCAATACGGCTCTTCAGGGGATTGTCGCTTATGGCGGTATTCAGGATCCGGAGCTAATCCGGATGGGGCTGACTAAAGCCGAACTTGCACCGAAAAACTATATTGTGCCTGGTGATCCGGCTATTGAATATGTGCAGACACATTCAGCACCACAGCCAATACCGGCCCGCATCAATCGTTTTGTTACCGTTCGCATTGGCTAAGGGGGAGCAATGGCTACTCATTACACTGAACTCATGTCTGGCACTGAAGCACTGGTTACTACGCTGGGGATATTTTCAGCCAATAAAGGGGTAATACCTGCGTTTACGCCACTGATGCAGGAAGATGCAACTGGTGCGCTAGTGGTATGGGATGGAACGAGCGCAGGCAAAGCGGTTTATGTTTCCGCTGTACAAATCGACACAGCGAAAAAAACACAGGCACAGGTTTATAAGACAGGTGTTTTAAATGTTGATGCTCTGAACTGGCCTGAGTCTGTAAAAGAACTGTCGGCAAAGGTTGCCGCGTTTGTTGGCTCAGGTATTTCTGTTCAGCCGCTGGCTCGTGTGTAAAGGGGGATACAATGCAGAATCATTACAATGACCTTAAGCCAATTGCCGAAATGATGTATCCGGATCCAGCAGTAGAGGAATTAAAGGCTATTGCTGACAAAATGCGTTTAAGTGAACGCCTTGTTGATATGAATCAGGTGATGGAACTTACTACCCTTAGCCGTCGCACATTGCTAAACCTTGAGGCTCGCGGAGAGTTCCCCGAACGCGTACAGGTTACGGAAGGGCGTAAGGCCTGGTATTTAAGTGAAGTGATCGACTGGATAAACAATATTCCTCGAGCTTCTGAATATTGCCGCGTACCTGTCCCAAAAAAGCCAGATGCGGCGCTATGCCTCAAGATTGAGCGTGTACGTCGCAATGCACGGGATGGTCGCTATAAGTTGATTGGTTGATGAAATTAGGGCTCGTTCTGGCTGGCGGGTCCTTTCCGGCGATCCGGTAGGCTACGGGGCGGCGACCTCGCGGGTTTTCGCTATTTATGAGCCTTTTTCGGGTGCTGGTGGTGGTTTTGTTGTTCGCTCTATCTCTATGAATAAAAAGGAAAAGATAAAGCCAATACACCAACCTGAAACATTACTTAAGTGGGGATATTGATGAAATCGCACCTGATGAACAAAAAAAACATGGCGCAAAGCTGCCGTGTAAGTGCGACAGCGTTCGACAAGTGGGGAGTGACTCCCGTTGAACGTAAAGGCCGCGAGGCGTTTTATGATGTTGCCAGCGTAATAGACAATCGGGTTAGCAATGCAATTAACCAGATTACAGACGACAAAGGCGAGATTGATAATGATGAGCTTTTGCGAGTCAGGATCAGATTGCTGACAGCGCAGGCGGAGGCGCAGGAGCTTAAAAACGAGCGCGAACGCGGCGATGTGATTAGTACGGAATTTTGTATATATGCGCTTTCAAAACTGGCGAGTCAGATTTCTTCAATCATGGGCAGCCTGCCGCTTACTATGCAAAGGAGCTTCCCACAGATGACCCCCGCCATGCTGGATGGCCTGAAAAAAGAAGTTGTCAGAGCCTGTAACGCATGCACAAAACTTGATGAAAACATCCCGCGAATGCTGTCCGATTATCTGATGGAAACTACCGGAAATGTGCCTGATAAGTTTCAGCCGGATAAAGACAAGTAACGTAGTGCACAATGACCGAAGCCAGTTTACTGACTGGCTTTCAGCGTTGCGCTGGTGGGCGTTATGCGTCAGTGATGAACAAAAAACAATCGAAATCGACACCGAAAAATAAAACATCAAGTCATATCAATATATTGCATTGGTGGTGATGACGAATAAAAATGCAAAAACTAGCCTTTTTCCGCGATGCTCCCGCCCCGTGGCAGGGCACCCCACAAGGAGGACCCGCCATCACTATGGAGGCCATGACCATGACCATGACCGAGACCGAAGCGCTCGGGATAATCCGCAGTATTACCGGAATCAGCCAGCAGGCTGGCGAACAGGAGGCCACGCAGCCGGACAGCGTGATAGCCGAAAATTACGCGCGTGTTGTTGCTGAGGTGATGCGCCGTGATGGTATTGAGCTTAACGGCGTGGATATGCGCAACATACGAACCAGAGTCCTTGAGTTGCTGGCATACCGTCGCCGTTCTCAACAACGGAGGGAGAGCGCGAAAAATACTTACCAGTGGAAGAAGCCGGAACGACTGCGGCGGTAACTTGCTGATATTCCCGATAACGCAAAATTGCGTTGGCTGGTGGGTGAGTTGCAGATTTGCAACTCGACCATGAAACTACGGAAACTACCCGTAGTTTGGGTAGTAAGAGTAACACCCAGATTTTGGGGCTTACTTGCGATACCCAAATAAAGGGTATCGGTGGAAGAAATATCGTTTCTCATATGTAAGTACCGAGGGCGGAATTCCGCCTTCGGTTACTTATTGTGCTCATGCACAGGGAGGGGCGGGTCAAATCTCTGTACCCTGACGTCTTCAGGACTGCCCGCCCCATCGATTTTTTATACCCGCGAAAAATGAAAAACGCTTCACGCTGGTGGGCCTGATGCCGATATGGGGAGCCGCATACCGGAGAATATCCACCAGCACGGCAACAGCAGAATAGCCCCGACACAGAAAAACCACGAATATGGGGTTTTTGTTATGGCATGGTCATGATGACCGCCCCTGCTCTGAATGGTGGAAATCACCACGCAGATCATCCACCAGCTTCATGACGGATAGCCGGAAAATGATAATGATTAAAGCGTGTTGATCTTTGTTCGCGGTTGTTCGATATTGTTCGTGAAGCGGTGTAGTTAATGGTGTAGTTAATATCACTGTTTTTGACGGGCTTGTTATTTGCAACATAATGAAAAATAAAGACTAATTAACTAAATGATATAAATGATAGTTATCTATCATGTGGAGTAGATTGGTCAGGCAAATAAGCTCTTGTCAG